TCGGATAAACTTGAAGATAATAATCTATTTATTTATAGGCAAAATATTGCTATATTACAATAATTATTTGAAAAAGGAGTTTGTATGGCGAAAAAGAATAAGCCTAAAGAAGAAGTATTACAGTTTGACACTATTAGACCTTTTGGTCCTACAATAATGAGAGGCAGAATGCCTGACTTCATTACTAAAATGCTTGATGATAAAGCAACGCAGATGTTGACTGATAAGAAGTTATCTAAAGAGTTTGATCATTCAGGTAACTTAGCAGGCAACGTTAAACAAGAAGTTCGTTATCCTCAAGACTGGATGAATACAGAAGAGTTTTTACCAATGGTACAACTAATTGGTGAGATGGTTAAAAATTATCTTTCTATACCACCAGCAAGTGAAACAATTAAACCAGAGTTTGTGGGTAAGATGGTTATCGAATCTATGTGGTCCGTGAGCCAATATGCAGGAGACTTCAATCCTTTTCATATACACGAGGGTCAACTGTCTGGTGTTTGTTATTTACGAGTGCCTCCAAGTCTACCAGCAGAGTATGCAAAAGAAGATCATTATCCAACTGTAGGTGATATATGTTGGTTCAATGGTCAAGCGGCGACGTTCAGTGGACATAAACATCAAGAGTCACCAAAGGTGGGTGATATATTTTTGTTTCCAAACTGGTTAGCACACGGCGTATATCCATTTAGAACACCTAATGAAGAGAGAAGATCAGTATCTTTTAACTTACATTTAATTAAAAAAGAAGAACCACAGCCTTTAGAAAACTAATGCAACATCATAAAGAGACAAAGTTTGTCATGTATGTTGATGATTTTTTAGATGAGGCTACATTAAAGTCACTTCAAGATACAGTAACAAAATTAGAATATCAGGAAGTAAAAAATCCAGAAGGTCAGCTATATGGCATGCGACATACTTTTAATAAAAGTATTCACGATGACCCATTATTAAAATTAATTAAACAGTATTTTTTTCCGCACAGAAATCTTGAGCCCATATCAGTCAGCGCACATTTACGAGAAAATAATAAAGAACCTTTGTTTCATACTGATGATGATAAAGGTAATGTTGCTAACTTTCTTTTATTTGTAAAGGGAGAACCTTTACTTAATAATGGTACGGGGTTTCTACATAATGAAAAGTTATCATCACATATAGGTTTTGTAGAAAACAGAGGATTGTTTTTTAATGGCTTAAAAATACCTCACTCAGATTTACAATCTTTTGGAGATAGCTCTAAAAGATATACACTTAATATATTTTATAAAGAAAATGTTTGATATAAATAAAACACCCATGGTCCGTGTTACGTGGCTCGATGCTCGTGATACAGAAACAGGTTGGCTGGATATAAAAGAAGTAATTAGTGCTCCATTGGCCGTGTGCCAAGAAGTAGGATGGATGGTACATAATGGTCCAGAAAAAATAATTATTATGCGTTCCTATAGTAAAGACAAAGAAGATATTACAGGAGGTGGAGCCATTGCTATACCTAAAGACTGGTTAAAAAAAATAGAATATTTAACAGTGAGCTACAGTGAACACTAAAATATTTATTGGCACACCTTGTTATGGTAACATGCTAACGGCAGATTATTTTAAAAGCTGTTTACAACTAACAGTTTTAGCAGCGCAAAAAAAAATAGAGTTACAGTTTGGAACTATTGGTAATGAGTCTTTAGTAACAAGAGCTCGTAATACATTAGTTCAGTTGTTTATGGATAACAAAGAATACACTCATCTTTTGTTTATTGATGCTGATATTGCTTTTAATCCTGAGTCTGTGTTTCGTATGTTAGATTTAGATGAAGACGTGGTAACAGGTGTATATCCTCGTAAACAAATTAATTGGACAAAAACCATCTCTAAAGTAAAAGAAAATCCTAATATTAGTGAGGATGAATTACATGCCTCTTCTTTAATGTATAATTTAAATGTTAAAGATCCAAAACATGTCGTAGCTGAAAAAGGATTTATAGAGGTTTTAGATGGTGCAACTGGTTTTATGTTAATAAAAAAAAATGTATTTAAGAAAATGGCATTAGCTTATCCTGACCTTAAATTTACATCTGATCAACATTTAAATGATCTTCATGACAAAAGATTTAATTATCATGACACATCTGATTGGAATTATGCGTTTTTTGATACAATGATAGAGCCTGATACTAAAAGATATTTATCAGAAGACTACGCATTTTGTCGTTTATGGCAGAAAATAGGTGGTAAAATATATGCTGATATTATGAGTGGTATGACACACATGGGTAATTACTCATTCAAAGGTAACGTAGCCACTCAATTCTTGCCACAAAAGAATAAATAATTTAGTATACCCCGACATGAAATTAGTTGACTTAAAGTTCCAACCAGGCATTGATAAACAAGATACCGCTTACTCAGCAGGAGATCAACGTAAGTATGTTGACTCAAATCTTGTACGTTTTCACTATGGAAAACCTGAAAGATGGAAAGGTTGGGTTTATTTACCAGATCCAAATAAAACTGTTGTAGGCGTGGTCCGTGATACGCATAGCTGGATTGGTTTAGACGGAACCACATTTCTTGCTTTAGGCACTGATAGAAAATTATATTTATACTCTGGTAGTGCTCTTTATGACATTACACCTATTAGAGAAACAGCAGCATTAACAAATCCTTTTACAACAAATGGTACAACGACAGTTTCAGTAACTGACGCAGACCACGGTGCCATTGAAGGAGACTTTGTTACATTTGATTCATTCTCTGCAATAGACGGTTTAGATATGAACAACGAGTTTGAAGTTACAACCTATGTAGATGCTAATACTTATAAAGTTACGCATACTGGCGCAGCCTCTGGATCTACTTCTGGTGGAGGTGGGTCTGGTAATGCTAACTATCAAATTAATGTTGGACCTACTGCTTCAACTTACGGATATGGTTGGGGCACAGATACTTGGAGTGCAGGAAAATGGAATGAACCAAGTACAGAATCAAACATTACAATTGCAGCGAGATCCTGGTCATTAGATAACTTTGGTGAAGATTTAATTGCTACAGTATTAAATGCTGGCACATTTATAAAAGATCTCTCAGGTGCAATAGATGCTAGAGCAACAGCTCTATCTAATGCTCCTACTGCATCAAGGTTTAGTTTGGTATCTACCGATACAAGACATTTAATGATTTTTGGTACAGAAACTACTATTGGTACACCAGCATCTCAAGATGATTTATTATTTAGATTTTCTGATAGAGAAGACGCAACTGATTATACACCAGTAGCAACAAATGAAGCTGGTTCCTTACGTATATCTGATGGCTCAAGAATAGTAGGTGCTGTTAAATCATCAGGTCAAATACTTGTTTGGACAGATACCTCACTGCACGGAGTTCAGTTTGTTGGTACACCTTTTACTTTTGGTTTAAGACAACTCGGTGCTAACTGTGGTCTTATTTCTCAACATGCAGCAATAGAAATAAATGGTCGTTCTTACTGGATGTCAGATAATTCTTTTTACATGTATGACGGTGTTGTTAAAAAAATGCCGTGTTCTGTACAAGACTACGTATTTGATGATCTTAGTTACACAAATAGAAATGATATTGCTTGCGGTATTAACACAGCTTTTAATGAAATTATTTGGTACTATCCTTCAGCAAACGCTACAGGAATAGATAGAGGTGTTGCTTACAATTATTTAGAAAACACTTGGTATACTATTAATCTTGGAAGAACAACTTGGCTCGGTGCTTATGTATTTGAACAACCAATTGCTACAGAATATGATGCAACTTTAACAGCAAATGTATCTACTATACTAGGTTTGACGGCGGGAGCGTCTTATATTTATGAGCATGAATCTGGTAATAATCAAGCAGATGGCACAGCCTTACCTGCTTTCTTAACAACAGGTTCTGTTGAAATAGCTGATGGAGATGAGCTCATGTCAGTTAGTAGATTGGTGCCTGATTTTGATAATCTTACTAATACAATGACAGCTACTTTAACGCTTGAACAATATCCACAATCAGCAGCTAATGTAACGACAACAGGCACTATTACTAGCACCACAGAAAAAATTGATGTAAGAGGTAGAGGTAGAGCAGTTAAAATTAAATATGAAACCAACACAGTTAATGACACAGCCTGGAGACTTGGATCTACAAAATTACAACTTAGACCAGACGGAAGAAGATAATGGCTAAAATAACAATTACACGATTACCAAATGCAACAGAAGAATATGACGCTAATCAGTTTGATCAAATGGTCTCATTATTAGATCAAATTATTCTTTTACTTAACACAAACTACCAACAAGATTTAAAACAAGAATCACAGTCGGAGGCTTTTTTCCTTGGCTAATACTTTTAAAAGCGCAATGGTAGATATTACCACAACAGATTTAACGGATGTAGTAAAATCTCTTTTAGTTTGCAATGACTCTGGTTCAACAACTTTAGTTGATGTTGAAGTTGTCAGAGGCGCTGCAACTTTTGAAATATTTAAATCAAAGAGTGTTGCTACAGTTACAACAACAGAATTATTGACTCAACCTTTAGTTTTGCAAGAAAGTGATATTCTTAAAGTTCAAGCTAATGCTGCCAATCAGGTGCACATTATAGCGAGTTTTATGGAGGTCACGAAAGGACAGCTCTGATTAATTTACACTCTCTATTCATTACCCCTGTATTTTCATTACAATTAAAAGGCCACGAACATCTTATAGATAATATCTATCAATTAAGAGAAAAAGATGAGATGGGCATGCCACGATCCAATATTGGTGGTTGGCATAGTCATGATGAAATATACAATATTAAAAAATTTAATCCTTTGGTTGGCGATATTCTTAAATATGCCAAAGACTGTTTTAATCACATGGACGTTGACGATGATTACAATCCTGAGATGACGGGTATGTGGGGTATGATAAACCCACCTGGATCACGAAACAACGTGCATACACACCCTTACAACTATCTATCAGGTGTATTTTATTTAAAAGCTCCTAAAAAGTGTGGAAATATTGTGTTTCTAGAACCTAAACCACAGTCAGAGGTGTTATCACCCCCTAAGAAAGATAAAGCGTCTATACACCTCGCTCACAGCGTACAATGGGAACCTGTTGAAAATTCCTTGATTTTTTTTCCGTCATGGTTACAACATGAAGTACAAACAAATAGTTCTAATGATGATAGAGTTATTATTAGTTTTAACATAAATTGGAGAAATACTAATGCCGATAGTTGAACCCGCTGAATTATTAGGTCACATCACGACTGAAGACGGAAGAAGAATTCCACACTATAAAGTAAAAACAGAAACCACACTTACACATGTAGATACTGGTGCTGAGTATAATTCCGAAGCAGAAGCTCAAGCTGATGTTGATAATCCAGGAACATCTACAACTGCTGAAAAAATTAGAAGAGACGTAAAAGTATTCGCCCCTTCTTTAGCAGATATGTTAGGTGAAACTCCTAAGTAGTTAAGCGCTACAAGCTTCACATTCCATATCTGAATCTAGACCTGTTACCATAACTGTTGCATCGGAGTTATGTGGTTTACCTTGAATTGTATGTATATGAGGCACGTTT